TCTTCATTGTGGCTACGTCGAAGCGTTTAGCAAGGGCTTTACCAAGCTCCTTAGCGTAGATGCTACGAACGTCGTAGTGGTTCTTCAATTCATCAATGTTGGCGATGAATGTAGACGAGATGAGGACGTCATCAATCGAGATGACACGCTCAGCATGTTTAATTGCAGACAGGTAACCATTACCAGAGTCAGCGATATTCTCGCCAGCTGTGTGGTATCCTGCGGTTGCGATTCCTGTTGCTGGGAACTGTGCAGACTTGCCGCTCTGAATAGTGCGCACCATGTGCAAATCCTTCATCACGTTCTGTTCTTCGAACGTAGTTAGGATTTCACCAGAGAACACCTTCAGGAACAACGCATTTGCATCACCAGCAGCATTTACTTGTCCCAAACGGGACGGGGATGTATTGCCATTAGCCATAGTTTTTTGTTTTCCTTAGTATTGGATTATTGTTGGGGGTTTAGGTGTCCGTGGGCTTGGTTTGCTAGTCTAAGATTATCCTCCTCAAAGGGTCTTACGCTACTTCTTGCTTAGGGACGGAAAGTTATTTCTTCTTTTTGACACGAAGCGACACTCTTGCCGCCTTGGTGTTACTTACAAATTGTTTGCCTTTAGAGCCTGCTCTTTTCTTTTTCTTAGCAGTTGTTGCTCGTTGAGATTGGGATAGGCTTTTAGCTTTAGCCATCGGAAGGCAACGGTCTGGATTCTTTTTGTTTTTAGATGTTCCGCAAGCACCTTTAATCTTCCCATCTGTTCCGATGCGTACCCAGTTTTGTGCTCTCCATCTTGCAAGTTCACCCATTATTTCTTCTTCTTGATTGAGAGTTTCTTACGCTTGCCTTTGCCATAATTAGGGTCTTTGCAATATTTAGATGCCGCCATGTTAGCATAAGCAGAGGGGTATTTGTCGAAGGTGCGCTTTGCCCAAGCGATTCCTTTAGGGCAGATTTTAGCCATTAGTATTTTTTGGGTTTAGATTTCTTGATTGTTAGTTTCTTACGTTTCATAGCACATTTTGAACATCCACAGTTTTTCATAGGTCAGCATTTCCACTTTCTAAGGGCGAGAGCTTTACGGGTAGGTCTACCTTTGGAATCCTTCATAGGCCCCTTCACACCGCTCATACGAGCACAGAAGGAACGCTTCCTTGCACCGCCTTTGGGCTGTGGGGCTTTGAGGTTAGAACCTGTCTTACGATTGTAGTAGTCTCTGCCTTTTTTGGAGAGACCTCCACTCTTAGACTTATGTTCTTTCCGTAGGCTTACGCCTTTTCTCTTTGCCATTTATGTAATTATTTATGATTGGGGTTGCCCTACTCCTGTAGGATTTAAGATTGATTTGCTTCTGGTCAGCTTGTGGGTTCTCGACACGTTTCCACGCTCCACCTCCACCATTCCAGATGAACAGCATGTGGTCTGCTGTAGGGGTAACACCAGTGGACGCTATGTGCTTCGCATAGTGGCTCAGAACGGCATAGGCTATACGCTCGCTGACCTCTGGGTCAAAGGCGTCCGTATGGGAGGCGTTAGAACCAGTTATACGGTTGTAATCATCTACCATTACCTTGTGTATTTGGTAGTGACCATAAGCAGCCCCGTTGTCGCCCACTACATCGTGAGGACTGTCGGGGTAGACTTCCCACTCAGGGATGAGCTTAACGAAGTCTTCTAGTGTTATTGAGGTAGATGCTGGGCAACAACCCGCAAGAAACAACAACAGAGCTGTTACTTTATAAACCACTAACGAACCTGTGAGGAGCCGAAGTAGAAGCCTACGATAGCAAGCATTGCTTGACGGACTTCTGGTAACAGAACGAAACCGTTTAGGGATTCCCAGCTACCAGCTCCGAGACCGATGAGTGCAAAGATACCACCGAGTCCTTCTTTCTCAACAGTTATGGGAGTACCTACGATAGAAAGCAGGAATGGAGCTACGATAACAGCAAACAGTATAAAGAAGACGAACACACGTCTAATCCATACGCCACCACGAGCTTCTGCTTTATCTGCTGACTCGTCTGCTGTGATTTGCTTTTGAAGGAGCATCTCAAAGTTTCGAGTCTGAGCTTCTCCTTGTGCGGCAATCAGTTTCATTACAAAGCCTGACACACCGCCGCCGAGCATTGCTATAAGTTCAATAGGCATGATATTAGGTGGTTAAAGGACGTTGGAGACCGCTAAGCGTTTCTCGACATTTGCACGGAACGCTGGGTCAGATGAATAACGAGGGTCACGCATAGCTTCAGTTACCTGAGCCGCCGACCCGTATGGTTTAACAGAGGAGCCACTTGTGCCACCCTGTGCGAGTTCTGGAGGATTACCTCCCGCAGAAATGAATTGAGCATAGAGACCTTTGACAGCCATCTTAGCTTGGTCAACCGAACCGTGCTCAACAATAGAGTTGAAACCATCTAGGTCGTTTTCGCTAAGGTTATCAGAAGCCCACTCAGCCATAGCGTTGTAGTTAGCATTGCCTCCTACTTCGTTCTGCACTTCCAGAGCCTCAGAGGTCGCAATAGACTCCTGACCACGGATGTAGGCTTCCACCATATCACGGGAGATGCCTGCCTTCTCAAGCTCAATAAAGGACTTGTCAGACAGCTCACCCTTCTCGGAGAACTCTTGGGAAGCACCAGAGATAACCTCTACTGTCTTAGAGCTAGGAGCTTCTTCTGTCTTGTCTGCCTTCTTGTCTTCCTTGCTTGATTGTTTCTTCTGAAGCTCATTGTAAGCCTTAGCTAGGTCTTCAGGAGAGTTAAACTTCTCATCGAGCCACTCAGGACGTTCCTCGGTTACTTCCTCTTGGGGTTCCTCCGCAGGGGTTTCGTCGGTGTTACTTTCGATGGTTTGATTACGTTGTTGTGCAGCTTCTTCTTGCATAGCTGCCTGCTTTTCGAGCGAGATGTTTTCTTCCTCGCTGGTTTCATTTACTTGAGTTGAATTATAGTTAGCCATTATACCTCGCTTGGTTGTTGCTGTTGAGCGGCGGAGGCTTGGTCAGACATCGCTTTGATGCCTGCGGGTCCAAGCTTCTCCACCATTTGTTGTTGTTGGGCTTGTTGCATTTCTGCGCCCATTTCCTCAGCCGATTTAACCAGCCCTTCAGTCTTAATACCGAGAGCGATTGCACGACGTTTGAAATATTCTGATACCTGTACGTGGCCTGCTACAGCTTCGGGACCAACAACCTGAGCGGCTCCAGCAAGGAACAGGTCAAGTTTCTGTAGGTCGTTACCACGTCCGAGAGCCTCAACACCTGTAATGATGACTGGCTTAACGACGTCCTTGGGTAACTTAGGAAGCTTGTCCTTCTTGTTCATCACTTCCATCAGACGGTTGACCAGAGGTAACTGGAGTTCCATCGAAAGGAGGGAGTAGAGACCACCAAGGGCTGTCTCAAGTTCCTGTCCAAGCATACGGATTTCCTCAGCGGTAACACGCTCAGCTTGGCGAACAACACCACTGGTAAGCAGGAAGGAATGACCTAGGCGTTCCTCAATCTTAGCAACACTCTCCTGTACCACACGGAAGTCATTAAACTTCTCTAGCTGAAGCACAGAGATGTCCTGAGCATTGCCTTGAGCGATAGCACCATTAGGTGATTCAGCAAGTGTCTTTGCGCGGGTTGTGCCGTTGGGATTTACGAGGAAGAGTACCTTAGCGGCGGCTGCTGAGCCTTCAACAAGAGCTCTTTGGAGGCTCTCAAGGGATTGCAGGTCACCGAGGTATTCTTCTACGTAGCCTCGCCCGTAGTCCTCACCGTCGATGCGGGAGAAGCGGAGTGGAATAAAGGGGTTCTTGTCTAGAGCGTAGAAGCCCTCAGACTTAGGGATGACGTTGCCGTTGATTTCCTGCCAGACCTTCCAGCCTTGAGGCTTACGGCAGACAGCGGTGTAGAGGTTTACTTCGTCGTCGGCTCCTCCTTCGTTAGCACCAGCTACTTCTTTCATTTCCTCAGAGAGGCTCATGTAGCTCAGGGTTTCCTTGGTGCAGATGTAAAGAGCATTGCCCATTGGGTCACGCTCAACGCAGAAGCGGTCAAGGTGGAACACACGAACACCCCCGTCTTCGGGGACATACAGCAAAGCGTTACCTGTGATTACTAGGTGCTTTACGGCTTCGTGAATGGCTGTGCGATACGAGCCACGGCTGACCTCCTCCATAAAGGTTTCCTCTACTTGTTGTAGGGAGGTCTCAATCTCGGTGATGAGCTCTTCGGGTGCTCCTTCTGAGCGTAGCCCGTGCTCATCTACCTGTAGGCGAAAGAAGGGGGCATTGGGTGGTAGGAGTGCTAACAGTAATTTAGATGCGAGGTTATTTACTCCGCGAGCCCCAATGCCCTGAAAAGGTGTCTCCAGACGGCTGTGGGCTCCAAAGCCCTCGTCTGGCATAACGTATGGTATAGTGAGTTTAGAAGCCGAACGTGCGCGGTCTAAGTATTGATACCGCTTCCCCTCAAGGGAGGTGTATAAGGCTTCTGCTGTTTTACTCATAAAATGTTTAGTTAAGTGTTATCTTCGATGGTGGCGGGAACAGCATAACTGTCAACGACGGTTGTGGCTTCGCTGTCATCCAAGTCATACTCAGAAACATCCAATGCCCACTCACCGTCAGCAGTAGGGACTGGCTTAGTCAACCAGCGTGTGCCTTTGCCTTCAGTCCAGTAGGCGAAGCCGTTGTCCTTGCCCTCTTCGTCTGCACGGTCACAGGCGTCTTGTTCTGTTGAGTATAGTAAGTAGCTCATTATGCGTAGATGTCGTATTGATTGTTAATGTTGGTTTCGATGGCAACACGGTTGGCTGACTGGTCGGAGGGGTAGATGATTATTTCTGCGTGAGAACCAGCAAAAAAGGTCGAACTTAGTAAGTCATCTCTGGCTCCTATTGTTGTCGTTGCGTTATTACCAGAACCAAGACTAGTTGACCCGTTAGACTGCAAAGAGCCATCTATAAATGCGTCAGTGTCTGTGCTAGACGTAATCGCACTTATTAAATTTACACCATTAATATCGCCGTGTTTGAATGCGGTTGTTCCTGACTGAAATGCTGTATTCCTTGAATCAAGTTTTCCTATATCAATAGACCCGCCCCTTGTAAGTTGGAATGAATCACTGCCATCACAGAGGTGAATCATTCGCATATAGTTGCCAGTGTTTACAGTGTTACTTGTAGTGGCAACATTGAATACAGAGATGTCAGAGGAATAAAGCGAAGAGCAGGTTAGCCTGTCATCAACCCCATCAAACTCAATACCATCACTAACAAGCACACCAGCATCAACAATCTTAGGCTGACTTCCAGACACCTGCTGAACAGCATCATTGCCGTTTCCTGACTGGTCATACCAAGTCTCCACAAAGCCGTCCACTTGG